CCGCGCCCGCAGTTATAGCGCCTGTACCACCGTTAGCAATGGCAACAGTACCCGTGACGTTAGCCGCAGTTCCAGTTGTATTTTGATTCAACGTAGGAACGTCTGCCGCAACAAGCGTTCTAAATGTCGGGGTTCCCGCGATACCATTAGGTCCAGCAAGGAATGTGTTTGCAGTCTGTGAAGAAAAGTTAGATGCTGTGACCGCTAAAGTTCCACCTAGCGTTAAGTTGCCTGTTGTTGTAACCGTACCGGTCAATGTCAAGCCGCTAATCGTGCCAGTTCCTGCAACAGATGTAACCGTGCCAGTTGTTGAACTTGTACCCGCACCAATTGCCGCCCGAAATGTTGGCGCATCTAAAGCAGACACAGTATTGTCTGCATTCATTCTTGGGAAAGTAATTGCCGAAGGATTAACAAGCGTAAAGAAGTTTTGACCTACAGTCGTTCCACCTAAAGATATTCGACCAGTTGCCGCCGTTAATCCTGTTGAACCGCCATCCCATTTAAGACGGTCGGTATAAGCCGTATCCCAATTCGTTTGACTTGTTGTAGTAGGAATTGAATAACCGGCTGTTAATGTGACCGCCAAAGTTCCGGATGCTGTAATGGGCGTACCCGCAACAGTCAATCCCGTTGGGACAGTCATGGCAACGCTTGTCACAGTACCTGTTGTAGAGCTAGTTCCCGCGCCAATTGCTGCTCTAAATGTCGGGGCATCCAAAGCAGACACAGTGTTATCCGCATTGATTCGAGGGAATGTAATCGCGGTTGGGTTTGCCAACGTGTAGAAGTTGCCGCCTACCGTTGTCGCACCCAAGTTTGTTCTAGCTGTCGCAATGTCAGTTGCGTTTGTACCGCCGTTAGCGATTGGCAATGTTCCGCTGATATGCGTTGTCAATCCGATTTTTCCGTATGCGGGTGCAATACCAACGCCACCTGAAATCAATGCGTTGCCAGTTGCAACATCAGCAAGTTTTGACAATGCGGTTGTTGTTGATGCAAAAACTAAATCACCAACAGCGTAACTTGATTGTCCTGTTCCTCCATTGGTAGCTGCGACCACGCCCGTCACATTTAATGAAGTCCCCGAAGTATTCTGATTAAAAGTCGGCCATGTCTGTCCGCCAGCAAACGCAATCGCGCCGGTCATCGTTCCGCCACCCAAGGCTAGATATCCAGAGGCGGGCAAATAGGCAATTAGCCATGCCGCCCCGTCGTACACCTTCATATAGCCAATGGTGGTGTTGAAATACAGGTCGCCACTTGTCATGGCACTACCTAATGGGTCGATTGTTGGATCTGAAGATAGAGAGCCGTAGTACTGACCTCTGAAACTATTTAAATAGCTTAGTGAGCTTGCCGCACTGGTCGAAGACGCCGTTGCGCTAGTTGCAGATGCCGTAGCACTGTTACTTGCGTTTGTTGCACTTACGGCTGCAGCCGAAGCCGATGTTGAAGCTGCAGTGGCTGAGCCCAAAATGCCGTCAACATAAGTTTTGGTCGTTGCGTCCTGAGCTGCCGTCGGATCAGCAAGCCCCGTGATTTTACTTGCGCCCATCGCTATGACGCCGCTCATGGTGCCGCCGGTCAAATTCAGCTTAAGCGCGTCAGCAGTATCAACATAGGTTTTAGTTGCTGCGTCTTGAGCAGTTGTAGGATTGCCAAGACCGGTAATTTTGCTGGTGCCCATAGCTAATGCACCACTCATGGTACCGCCAGCCAAATTCAGCTTGAGCGCGTTAGCGGTATCAACGTAGGTTTTGGTTGTTGCGTCTTGAGCAAGCGTAGGGTCACCTAGCCCAGTAATCTTGCTTGTACCCATGGCAATAGCACCACTCATGGTTCCACCAGCCAAATTCAGCTTGAGCGCGTTAGCGGAATCAACATAAGTCTTGGTTGCTGCGTCTTGCGCAAGCGTTGGATCGCCCAGTCCAGTAATTTTGCTTGTACCCATGGCAATAGCACCACTCATGGTGCCGCCAGCCAAATTCAGCTTTAATGCCAGGGACGCATCAATTTGACTGATCGTATAAGCGTTACTGATGTTGTAGCCAGCTATGGTCGTTGGGTTTGTTCCAGCAGTCACCCGGCCATAGGTATCAACGGTTAAGGACTGATAGGTGCCTGCAGACACAGCAGTTGTCGCTAGGTCAATGTTGTCAGCGTTAACCACGATACGGCTGCTTGATGCCGTACCAACGTCTAGGGTATTTCCGGTTTTAGTTAATCCCGCACCAGCCGTGATCTGCCCTGCTCCGCTAAATTGAACCCAAGTTACTGCGGTGGTTCCAATAGTGCCACCCTGGTCAACTGTGCAAACCCAACCGCTTTCACCGTTGGTTGTGCCTTTTTCAATAAAGGTGAATGCTGAAACCAACTCAGCCCAAGTATCAGTATCTATTGAGCGTGTCCATGAACCCGCAGCACAAAGATATATGCCGTTGTTGGCTTGCGTAGATTGGTCTTTTACCAAAACCCTGTCACCTGCGACCACCAAGACTCCATCAATGGTCTGAGTTCCAGACAAGGTAATATTTGTGGTTGTCGCAACAACGCAACTTGCTTTGGCATCAAGCCCTTGTGCCATGTTATCAACATAATTTTTCGTAGCTGCATCTTGCGCTGCAGTCGGATCGCCAAGTCCAGTGATCTTGCTGGTACCCATTGCGATCGAGCCACTCATGGTGCCGCCGCTTAAATTCAGCTTAAGCGAATCAGCTATATCGACGTAAGTTTTAGTGGTCACGTCCTGACCTGCTGTCGGGTCGCCTACTCCAGTAATTTTGGACGTACCCATTGCGATCGCACCGCTCATGGTGCCACCGCTTAAATTCAATTTAAGCGCATCAGCCGTGTCCACGTAAGTTTTTGTAGTTGCGTCTTGAGCCAGTGTGGGATTTCCAAGATCCGTAATCTTGCTGGTGCCCATTGCGATGGCCCCACTCATGGTGCCGCCAACCAAATTGAGTTTTAAAGCTAAGCCTGTATCGGTATAGTTTTTAGTGGCAGCATCTTGAGCCGCAGTTGGATCACCAACTCCCGTAATTTTGCTAGTGCCCATGGCAATTGCGCCACTCATGGTGCCACCACTTAAATTCAATTTAAGCGCATCAGCCGTGTCCACGTAAGTCTTGGTCGCTGCGTCTTGAGCTAATGTCGGATCGCCCATACCCGTTATCTTGGACGTGCCCATGGCAATGGCCCCGGACATAGTGATAGCTGCAAAGGTCGATGTGCCGCTTGAGGCTACGTTGCCAGTCAGGTTACCAGCGACGTTACCCGTTACGTTGCCTGCCAGGTTACCAGTGACGTTTCCAGCAAGGGCGCCCGTAAAACCTGAGCTTGCGCTCACGGTGGTAAACGCACCAGTTGATGGCGTTGTGCCGCCAATAGGCGTGCTATTGATCGTACCGCCAGTGATCACCGTAGTAGAGCCAAGCGAGGCTGTACCAGTCACGGTCAAACTGGTAAACGTGCCGGCCGCGGCCGCGCTTGCGCCAATGGGCGTGCTGTTTAAAGTAGAGGCTGTGATGGCCAATGCCTGCAGCGCGGATGAAGCCGTCATGGCCGTTCCAGCGGAGTTAATCATCGCCACCTTGTAGCCGTTAGCGGCCAAAGTGGGCAGCAGAGCAAAGCCCGCCGTGATGCTCTCTAGCTCAGCCCGCAGTTGCGCGGATGAGCCTGGTGAGTTGGGCGTTGGGTAAGTGGCGTGGTTGTAATAGCTATTACTCATCTCAGTCCTCGGCGAGGTGTGTAGTGAACAATGATGCTGTTCACGGTAAATTGCGGGAAGAGGTCAGAGTTAGACGAGATACGAACCGACATGTTTTCAGCTGTTCCGTTGATTTCAATTTCTGAGGGTGAAATATCAGTGCCATCCCAGACAAAATTGTCCCAAATCATGGAATCCCAAAATCCTGATCTCAAATCGTTTTCGTATGTTTCATCTAAGGGTTGGTCGATCGCATTGGTTCTGTAACCAAGGTCGTAGCCAAATTGAATCTCTGTGTATGAATTTCCAGTCAATTCAACACTGGCCTTTCGATAGCGCTTAAGCATTCGAGGTGACCCAGTTGAAGTAAAAACTAAATTAAGGTTGGCAGGAATTG